TTATCAATTAAACCACGTCTGTTACCTGCTGGTGCTAACCATGGATAACCAATATCGTCATTTCTAATAAATGTTCTTAATACAGCATGTGATGCTGGAACAACTACTGCGTTACCTGATAAGTCATTAGCTCTTGCTGATGGGTAGAACGTCGCCGCATACGGATCATTAGTTGCTAGTCCGTCTTCACTGTCTGTACCTTGGCCCATAGCATCAGTTGCCCAGTTAATTAATTGAGATGAGTTATCTGTTAATCTAAATGGTGCATCGCCAATAATAAATCCTGTGTTGTTTCTATCATTGTTTAGTGCCACCATGTTTTGCATTAACTCAGGATAACCTGGAGCCGCTAATAAGTTAAATGTTCTTTGTTCTTCACGAATGTCAGTATTTGAGTCAATACCTGCTTTCAGTGCCGCTACAACCATTTGACGTTGTGCTTTACGTCCCATATATGGAGAACCATCTGCTTTGTTACCTGATACTGTTACCCATGTATCTTTGTTTGTTGGTAAACTATCATTTGGGAAGTCAGTTGCGTTAAAGTAATTTACTTTGTATTCTTTAACTGTATAGCCTGAACGTCTTGTATTGAATAATAATGTACCTGCTGGATACAAATTCTCATCTGGAGCATCAACGTCTAAGTAGTTACTTGTTGCTAGTGCTTTAATAGTAGCAATATCACCTGTAACTGCATCAACATCTGCTGTTGACCAACGAGCATCACCAAATACAATACCGTTTTCAGTTGTTTGATCAGCGTTATCAATAGTTACCCATTGATCTGTACCGTCTACTGATTCCCAACGTTTAACCATTGGATAGTTTTCTAAATCTGAAGTATCTAACCATAAATCACCGTAGGCTAATGATGTTGTACCGTCTGACTGTGTAGTTGGAGCACTTGCTGAAACTTGACAACCATTAACGTCTGTGTTTGATAAATCAAAGCCACGTACATCATTAGTTACTGTTCTGTAACCTTTCCAGTTTGACCCATCATGTACCATGATATCAACTTCATCAATTGCTGAATGATACCATAATGTACCGGTTGCTGGATCTTGTGTTGGTTCTGTTGCTTTTGCTTCATATGTTAAAGCATTCCAGTTTGAAATTAATACTGAAGCACTGTCTGCTGTAACTCTCATGTTACCTGTTACATCTGATAGTGATGAAGCACCATATGCGTCTAAGGTTGGAGTACCAACTGTGTCAGTAATTTTAATTACGCCACCTTGTGTGTGTTTAATTGTTAAGTAACCATCTGTTACTGAAGCAACAGTGTTAGGAACATTAGCCGCATTAAATGCCGCCGCGTAGTCAGCAATAGTATTACCTGCTAGTGTAGCAGTTACTGGTGTTGACATTGTTGTTGAGTTTTTAACACTTGCTGAAATTGTAAACGCATCACTTGCTGTCATTGTAGGGCTCGCCGCAGTTGAAGTTGCTACTGTGTCGCCTGTTCTTGAACGTACATGTAATTTCAATGTAGCAGTGTAGTTTTCTGACCAATCTAAATAGCCATATACAACACCTGCTGAAATGTTTCTACCACCACCAGCTGGGTCAAGTTCTTTGTTTGCTGTGGCATCGTCAGCATATAAAGGAACTGTTAATGTAGCCCAGGTGTCTGTGCCTTCGTCATATTGTTTAACAGCAATAGTAGCACCTTGGTTTACTGATGTTGTTTTCTGCCATAAAGAACCTGTTGGTCTTGGAGCAGTATCAGTTGTTTTCCAACGTGGTAATTGTGTATGCTTAGCCTGTGTAAATTCAGGAGCATAATATGTACCTGCTGTAATACCTAAATCTGTTAACAGTGTACCTGTACCTGATGAACCAGTTTCAATAGTCCAAGCACCGTCTGCTGATGAACCTTCTGGAGTAACATCTGAATCAGCATAAATTTCTAACTTACCGTCTACAGCCGCGGCTGAGATACCAGTAATAGTTGCTGAGTTAATATCACTTGCTAATGTTGAAACAGTTGTACCTGATGCTGTAACATAACTGCCATTAATAGCAAAACTATGTCCAGCTGTTAATGTTGGATTTGTTGTACCACTCTGTACTGAATAGTGAGCGTTTTGCCAATCATCTGATCCAACTAACACCCATGTATTATCTGATTTTTTATAGTAAACTGGGTTAGAAGCATTTGTTGTTACAACAGCATAATCACCAATAGCACCAACTGATGACTTAGGAACACCTGCTGTTAAGTCGTCTGTTGACGTAATTGCTAGTGGTACTACATTTGTAAATTTACCTGTTGCTTTGTTCCACTCAAATAAACCCCATAATGTTTCTGATGTATCTAACCAGTATGAGTTATCGTCAGCGTCACCAACTGGTCTAGTTAGTCTTGCTGAAAGTGCGGCTAAGTCAACGTCTACACGTTGGACATAAGCTCTGTTAGAAACACCCAACACTGAGTGAGCGGCTAATAAGCCATATTCGTTTAGTTCGTAGCCGTTTAGCGGAGTACCATTCGTTGTTGAATAAAAGAATGGGTTACCATATAATGATGCTAATTCTCTTTGGCTAGTAACTAATTGTACTTTATTTGCGTTGGCCGCTGTTGTACCAGTAGCTACGCCTGTTCCTGTACCACTTACTTTGTTTTGTGCTGTTGCAATAAGTATGTAAGGAACTGAATTCGTTGCGGCTGGTAAGTATTGACTTTCGTCAACTACACTTACTTCTACGCCTGGGGATACTAATGCCATAATATTTTCCTCTTAATATATTCAGTCTTTTAACTGTTACGAATATTTATACGATTAGCACTAAAAACGCCTAATTACAGAGCCTTTGCAAAGGTTTGCGTATAAATACCTACATGCAACGCCCTATATGCCAGGCCTGTAATCATCATCCGGCCGCAATTAACTATAAGAAAGAAGGTAAGACACATTACCGTAGCCGTTGTGCGATCTGCATTAACAAAAATAAGAAAATCAAAACACCAACACCACGCTGGTTGCTTAAAGGATATAAGAAAAGAACTAGTTGTGACCTCTGTAGTTTTAGAGCAAAACATGGTAGTCAAATACAGGTCTATCACATAGACGGTAATCTAAATAACAACGAATTAATTAATTTAAGATCAGTTTGTTTAAACTGTGGTGTGCTTATACAACGGCAGGATTCGACATGGAAGCCAGGAGATCTTGCTCCTGATGTTTAAAAGATAGTAGATCTTCTACTTGCTTATAAAGTTCGTCTAGCGTTCCGTTATTGTCTAGAGTAGCATCAAACTCAGTACCAATCCAGTCATACTCTGAACGGTGAACTTTTAGTGTTTCTAATTTTTTAATATCACCTTCTAACGCATATTGATACCACCCAGGTCTATCACCTCTGACAACTTCTATACAAACAGCGCCTAGATCTTTTAACATCTTAACTTCATTTTTAAAACGGACATCTGAGATAACAATGTCGTCATCTGTTTTACGTAGTTTGTTTTCTAAACTTGCTAACCACATATCATCGTGAAATTGTCCTCTGATAACATCTGTGCCAACATGCTGTAGTATCCAACGAGGAGTTAGATGAGGGATACCTAATCGCTTTGCCCACCATTCATCTACTTGTTCACGCCACTCTCTGCTTGATTTTGAACGTCCTTCTAACATTTCACGGTCCCAACCAAATATTTCACACATAGCATTTTTTAAGTTGCCTGCAAAACTTTCCCTTCTAAACTCGTGTAAGTTAACAAGATAGTCTGCTACTGTGTCTTTACCTGATCCTATAAGTCCGCTAATTGCTATAATCATTTTAACCTCTGTATTCCTAAGTGTTTAATACAATCTTGTAACATTGTAATCTGTCGTTTACAGTCATCTAATGCGTGGTGACTTGCTGATTTAGGTTGAGGACAATCAGGCCAAAGTGCGTATACAGTTCTGGCATCTCTAACATTCCAAAACTTCCAGGGCAAACTAACACCAAGTTCTTTATAAGCGTGTTCCAATATGTTCATATCAAATGTAGGCCCGTTTGCCCATATCCTGTTGCTTTGCCATATCAGTTTACCTAGTTCATCCAAGCACTCGTGTAGGTCACGACGGCCAATTTCTTCAAATACTTCTTTTTGTGCTTCTGGAACTTGATGAGCCCACCATTCAATGGTATTGTCATCTGTCTTACGATTAGGTTGGCTTTCAGGTGTTACTCTGGCATAAAAATGCCTGTCAGGCCAGCCCGTAGATAGTGGGTCAAAGGCCTGAGCCGCTATAGTCATAATCATAGCGTCTGGGCCTGTTGCTAGTGTTTCTATGTCAATCATTAAATCCATACTAGTATTATACTACCAATGGATTATTATGTCAACCTTATTTGAATTTTCTTGCTTTACGTTGAGGACGTGTTGGACGTGTTGGTCTTGTAGGACGTTTTTGTGTTACTGATTTACGTTTGAGTGCATGTTTCTGTAAGTCTCGACGATGAAACTTATTTAAAGCCTGCATGATCTTACTTGCTACATTTAATTTTTTAGTCTTTTTAGCCTTACGTGCTTGTCTTATTTTAGTTCTAGCACGAGTCTTTTTCATTTGAGCTCGTTTTTTAACATCAATAGCACCGCCACAGTCTGCAGGTTTTGCTACAATACGACCAGCTCTTGGGCCTGCATCACAACGCCATTTTTGTTTTACAGATGCTTTTCCGCCTGCACCACCCTTGGTAGTACGAGCATAGACAACACCCTCTGTGATGATTTCTGATATTTTCATTAACCAATTACCCAAGTTAATGGTTGTGAGTGGTCTGTGTATGTTGCTAAGTCGTCAATTAGTTTGTCCATCTCAGCCTGTGCTTCTGCTTTCATTGAAGAGCCATTAAGTGCTGTACCACCTTGAGGACCTGCAATTGAAGCAAACTTCTCTCTGGCTTCACCGATAATCATTTTACTTGCGGCAAAAGTATAATCTCTCAACCACTGCTTCATAGCATTGTCTTGTAGTAAAATAATTTCTGGTTTTAGGTTATAAGTCCAAAGTAGTATTTGTTCACCTGATGATTTAGGATCACGCACTAAACTTAATACTTTAGTTACAGGATTGAATGTGTAGTTCATAAAACCACCAAACATTCTTGCGGCCATTTCTACATACTGTGTGTACATGTCATAGGTTGCTAGACCGCCACCATATGAATAGTTTAACAGATAAACGTTTAATGTAGCAGATGAAAACGGATCAAAACTTGACGAGTAAGGACCTGTAGCATCGCCCATAGTACGTCTGAACACTTGTCTAACTGAACTAACTTCTTGCGGAAGTGTGTAAGTGTTTTGATTTTCCTGCATTTCAATAACAGCATAACTTTCTTCATAAGCGTTCTGAGCTCTTTGTCTATAGGTAGTTAGTGCTTTGTCGTATGCTACTTCGTAATGATCAGGATCTAGTTCAACGTCAACAATACCGCCACCTAGGCGTTTCTCAACGTAGTTGAATAGTTCGTCTTTTAATGTAGTTAAATCTGCCATTTATCGTTCTCCGTTAATAGTATTTATCAACTCGGCAGAGTATTGATTAAGTTGCTTTAATGATGATTAGGTTTTCGTTGAAGCGACCGTTGACTGCTGTGGCTGTTGTTTTTAGTTCATCAAACAGTTTACGGCTATCTGGTTTCCCTGACATACGTAATTGTTTGAGTGTTTCTTCTGGCTTACGTAAGGTCTTTTGGCTTGACTTGTTAGTGTCAAAACCTAAAATACTTGTACCTTTGACTGCGAACACTTTGGCATAGTCATCAGCAACATAGTATTGTAGTTTACGATTCTTAACATTGTAGACCCAAAGCTCACTTGACTTAAGAATTTTAGTAGGCTCTACTGTTTCTAATTTAAACTCATCGTATCGTCTTAGGTGTTTTAA